GAATGGACAGACAAAAACGACGGCTCAACCAAGAAAAAGGTTGTAGTTATTGCTGATGACATTGCAGTTTCACTGCGAAAAGCAACAGTAGAAGGCGTTGCAAAGTCTGGAAACCCTGCCGCGCAAAGTGGTCAGCAGTACCAGAATACTGGCAAGAAGCCAGCCGCGGCATCATTCCTTGATGACGAACCGCCATTCTGATTGAATTTGTGTGTCACGGGAGGGTTAGTGGGAACGACTTATCCCGTGACACGCAAACAATTCTATGAAAATTTAGTGTAACTTAGTGTTGGTATATGAAATTGGCACGGCTAATTCAAAAGAGGATTTCGGTATGTATATAGGTCTAGCAGTAGCAGTATTTATGGCTGGCCTAGTTTGGTTTATATCGCCCAAGTTGAACATTGATTTGCGGGGAAGAATTTCCACTACAGCGATTGCTGGCGGTGTGGCTTCCGCTTCCACTGCTGGTTTTATGTACAGCGACATTGCTGGCGTATGTGTTATCGCGGCATGTCTAATCGGTATCGGCATTTTATTTGGATACGAGAGAGGGTAGTAAATGGCATTCCTTCGCTCATTTAACACACATGACCAACAAGGTTTTGTAGCGCCAGATAAAAAACAGTTCTATGCCCCATCAAGCGGTCCTGGCCGCCCCCTAAAGCCATACAAAGATGGCTGGGACTTGGAGCGCTCAGTAACACAAGCACTTGACAGAGTTACTTGGGTTTACAAAGCAGTTTACGCAATTTCAGCAAACGCTGCATCTCTCCCAATCGCAATCAGAAAAGGCGACTGGAGAATTGGCGAACTAACATACGACGACCCAATTTTGCAGATTATGAATCGCAATGCAAACCCTGGTCAAGATGCTTTTTCATTCCGCTTTATGCTGTCATCGCAGTTGTTGCTTTCGCAGCGCGGTGCGTTCGTTGAAATTATTCGTAATCGAATGGGTGAAGTAGCGGCACTAGTTTTGCTTCCACCGCAATACACATTCCCGATTCCAGACCCAGACCGATTTGTTTCTGGATTCTCTGTTGAATATCCGAATACTCCAAAAAGAATTATTGATTCTAAAGATGTAATTTGGGCACGAGTACCACACCCAATTGACCCATTCAAAGGACAGACGCCACTTGAATCTGCTGGACTTGCAATTGAGTATGACTACTACGCAAAGGTATTCAATCGCAACTTTATGGTTAACGATGGTCGACCAGGCGGAATTCTTGTAATCAACGGAGACATGGAAGAAGAGCAGGCAGAAGAAATTCAACGCCGCTTCAAGGGAAGCACTGGCTCAAATATTGGTGGCGCTGGTCGTCTGACAGTAATGTCGGCAGAAGACGCAAAGTTTATTGATACATCAACTAGCCAAAGGGATGCTCAATATATTGAAGCACGCCAAATGAACAAAGAGGAGATTCTTCTCGCTTTTGGTGTTCCAGAATCAGTAATTGGCAATGCATCTAACAGAACATTTGCTAATGCCGATGTTGAACTAGAGGTATTTTGGCGAGAGACGATGGTCCCTCACCTAACGCTTCTTGAGCGCGCATTTGACAAACTAGATGAAGACCCTAAGACATATTTTGCCTACGACCTTTCGTCAGTAGCAATCCTTAGTCGTGATGACCGAGAGCGTGCCCGATTCCATCTAGAAGAGTTGAAGCAGGGTGCAATTTCAATCGATGAATACCGCGAACTGACTGGACGCGAAGGTGTTGGAATCGACGAGTTGCTTATCCCAACAAACCTCTCGCCAGTTGTTATGCAGACAAATACAGGTGGTCAGCAAGCAACAGAAGATGGTGCTCCATTAAACCCAAATCAAAGGCCAGGTCGCCGTCCTGCAGATGCACCAGACCCAGCGTTGCCTAATTCAACGCCAAACTCGCGACCAAACGATTCAATAGAACCGACTAATCCCCCAACCCCAAGACCAATTTTTACGCCACCGCTAACTCCTTTGGCTCATGATATTGAGGAATCAAAGTCCTCCGAGGATATTGGAGTACGCCGCACGCGCCAGATTACCCGTCTTGAGCAGAGCGTCGCTCTCCAGATTGGTTCAATGCTGAAGCGCCAAGAGCGAGTGACGATTGAGAAGGCAGCCTCTAAGAAGGTTAAAGAAAAATGGGATTCTGGCGAAGGAATTAAAGCAGAAGACATTTTTGATGTTGCCGTGTGGAATGACCAACTCATCTCCGATGCAAAAACATGGGTGGCATCAGTCTTCCTTGATGGGGCAATTGAAGTAGCCTCAACAAAAGTTGATTCCTTAAACCCAGGAAATGTAACGATGGATGAAATCGTTAGCCCACGAATTAAGGCTATTTCATCTATTAACGAGACGAGCAAGCGCAATATTGAAAAAATTATTAGCGAGCATCGCTCAAAGTCGCACCAAGAGTTCATCACTGCTCTAAAAGCATGGTTCGCTTCGGCATTTAGTTCGCGAGTTAAAACAATCTCCAAAACAGAAGTTGGTGGGGCGTTCAATGCTGGTCTTCTGTGGGCAGCAAAAGAACTTGGATATACAAAAAAGACATGGGTTCACCGCCCAAGTCAAGACTCAGCACGCAATGAACATGCTGAACTTGCCAGTCAGACAGTCGGCATCGACGAGAAGTTTGAGATTAATGGCAAGTCTGCAATGTACCCTGGAGACCCAGAAGCACCAACTGAGTTTGTGATGAACTGCAGTTGCACACTTTTGTTTTCATAGACTATACGAAATTAAATAGTTAGTCTCTACATTACAACATTTACTGCAATTTTCTGCTACTCTTCTTGCAGGAGGCCGTTTTGGAACACAAACAAGTATCAGTTTCATCAGTTCGTGGCATTGATGATGTAGATGGAATCGTTGAGGCAATTGTCTCCGTTACCAATATTGTCGACTCCGTAAACGATGTAATTGAGCCAGGCGCTTATAAATTAACGCTAAAGAAGCGTAATCCTAAAGTCGTATGGTCTCACGATACGAATATCCCAGTTGGCAAGACTCTCCGTGTTGAGGAACTTCTTCCAAATGACCCACGCCTTCCAAATGACCTTATTCAGCAAAATGCTGGTGCTCTGCTTGTAAAAATGCAGTTCAACCTAAATACAAGCCGTGGGCGCGATGCCTTTTTTGATGTCCAGTTCTTCGGCCCAGAGCAAGAATGGTCAATTGGCTACGCGGTTCCAGAAGGAAAATACACAGTTGATTCAAAAACTGGAATTCGCTATATCAAGCAATTGGAATTGTTTGAGTACTCACCAGTAATTTTTGGTGCTGCCCCAAGCACCCGTACATTAAGCCTAAAAGAGGACGGAGTCGAAATTGAAGCAAAGGCTCCTGGCAAGTACGATGACATTGATTTCGGCATTCCTTCTGGTGTTAAAAGTCAAGCAGAGACTGGTCTCAGGTGGTCGAAAGAATTTAACCGAGGCGGAACTGAGGTTGGTAAGGCTACGGCTAATTACCTACTCAACAATTCTACTGTTAGCCCTGAAAAGGCTCGTCACATCGCGCGCTACTTCCCACGCCACGCAGTAGACCTCAAGACTCCAGCAAATAGCAAACCAGGCGCAGATGGATATCCAGGTGCAGGACTGATTGCATGGAAACTCTGGGGTGGAAATGCTGGATGGCGCTGGGCTCAAAAACTTGTTGACGCAATGAACTCACGCGATGAAATGAAAGCAGAACCAAACGGGCTGAAGACTAGCGACTTTGTTACTTGGCGCGCATCTGGTGGTAGAGCGTACGGACGAATTGAGCGTATTGAGCGCGACGGTGAAATAGATGTCCCGAATAGCAGTTTCACTATTACTGGTACACCAGAAGACCCAGCAGCGCTGATTCGTGTTTACCGCAAAGAGGGACTTGATTATTCACCTACAGAAGTACGAGTTGGGCATAAGTTCTCAACCCTTACAAAGATGGATATTTCAAAGAAGGACGCCTTCACTGATATGCCATCAGGAACACCAGGTTCTTTCGGTACCCCACAAAGAATTGGTACCACGCCAAATGCTCCAGAAGAAAAGCCATACAGCATTGAGCAAGATGTTCAGGGTTGTAGCGGTTATGCAGTCGTTAAAGTTGGAGAAGGAATTGTTTCAGGTGGATGCCATCTGACTCTCGCCGAAGCACAAGCACACCTTGCTGCTTTAAATGCAGCAATGCAGGGAGAAAAGGACATGCATGAAGAAATGCAGGGTCCAGAAGTCGTACCGCACCAAGATGACATGGTTGAAGGTCTTGCCGAACAGCAAGAGATGGGGTTGAACCCACGCCAGTTCACAATGTATGACCTGTTTGAAACTATGGCTGAAGAATTCGGTATGTGGGACCAAGGAAGTGGCGCTAATGGCGCTCACTACATGGAAGAGAATCCATTTGCTTCAGAGGGCATGAAGTGTTCTAATTGCGTCTTCTTTGAGGGTGGGAAGAAGTGCGAAATTGTGTCTGGAAGTATTGAACCAGAAGCAATTTGCAAACTATGGATTATCCGCGAAGAACTTTTAGCAAATCCTAAAATGCGTGAAGAATCTGCTGGAGCAAAATCTGCCGAACAAGAAGAAGTTAAAGATGCAGGCCCAAATGGTCGAGTTATTGCAACGCACAAAACAGGTGTGAATACATCACGCGCATGGGATAAAACTGCTCCATTCCGAAGCATGAAATCACCTGGGACCCCATCTTATTTCAACAAAATATTTGCATTCCAGAATCCGAATACAGATGGAACTCGTAAGACCCATTATAACTATATTCACCACTATGTTGGTGCTGACGGAACTCCAGGCGAGGCTTCATACTCAGCGTTGATTAACTCAATGGCTGTTTTGAACGGCGGTCGTTCTGGAACGATTCTTCGTGGCGAAGCACGCCGTGGTGTTTACAACCACATTGCTGCTCATTACCGAGATGCTGGAAAAGAGCCACCAGAACTTAAGTCAGACGAGTTTGTCGACTTCGTTATGATTCAAAAAGGAATTATTACAAAGCCACTCAGCGAAGATTCTGGCATTGAGGTCAAGGCTGAAGGTGGACCAATTCCTTCGCATTCAATCGCGGTTCGTGACGATGAAACACTCGACCGTTCCGCCATTCTTAACACTCGTTCACCAGAAGGCAAAGATTATTATCGAAAGATTTTTGCCTACCATACACCTGGAACAGATGGCACTCGTAAGACCCACTACACATTTATCCATCACCATGTTTCAGAAGACGGTCGCCCTGGAGCAGCCGCTTATTCAGAGTTGAAGTCGGAGATGGCAATTCTCAACGGCGGACGCGGTGGAACGATACTTCGCGGAGAAGACCGCAAGGCTGTGTACAATCATCTCGCCCGTCACTACCGTGACTTCGGTAAGAAGCCACCTGAACTAAAGTCAGATGGGTACATTGATAATGTTATGATGCAAAAAGGCCTCATTAGTGAGCCACTATCTATCACGGAGAAAACAGATGAGCAAGATTGATATTGAGTCGTATAAGTCCTTTGTTGGGCAGCAGGCTCTATTGAGCGATGACAGCATTGGCATCATCGTTGGAATCTCCGAAGATGGACAGGCGCTTGTGCAGAAATGTCTTGACATGGAAGGACTTGAAGAGACAGACGAAACTGTTTTAATTGCAGTTGAAGATGTAAAACTTCGCACTTTTGTGGTCATGGAAAAAGTTGATGAGGGAATTACCGAAGGCGCTCTTGTCTCGTGGGAGACATCAAACGGCACATATTATGGAGACATCTTGTCTTCGTCTTCAGAAGGAACTGTTCGCGGTGAGCCGCAGGGCCTTGAAATTGAAGGGTCCGCCGAACGCCCAGCCTATGTCGTACGGGTTATGATGTGGGATGAAGACGAATGGATGCCTACTAATGTTACTGTAGTAGCATACGGTGATGCATTGACTATGGTTGAAGAACTTCCAGAGCCGATGGATGACGAAGACCCAGCAGATGAAGATATGCCAGAAGACGAGATGTCAATGGTTGAGGATAACGAAAAGAGCATAGATATGAACATTGAAGCACAGATTGCCGAGATTGTTGCACGCGAAGTTGCTAAGGCTCTTGCTGCAATGAACACCGCAGAAGTAAAAGCAGAAGAAATTGCTGTTGAGACCAAGTCGGATGAAGCCGCCGAAGCAGTTGCTGAAGAAGTAGTTGCTGAAGTTGCTGTCGAAGAAGTTGCTGCAGATGCACCAGCAGAAGAAGTAGCAGTTGAAGTAGCAGTTGAAGAAGTCGCCGCTGAAGAAGTTGTTGCTGAAGAAGTTGTTGCTGAAGAAAAGTCTGAATTGGTTCAGATGGAAACAGCAGAACTTTCATTCGATGACCTTAAAGAGTTCCACGACCTCCTGAAAGTGCTATAGTATTCACGGGCGTTAGTAGCGCCCGTGGAGGGGTTGTGGATATTGGCAAGGAAATAGCCAGAGTTCAAAAGAGCACGACAATCGGCAAGGTAGATAAACTTTTGGCATCTTTGAGTGCAAAAGATTCTGCTTCGCTCGTTGATGCAATGAAAGACTTATCAGTTTCAAGTCGCACAATTTCAAAAGTTTTAAAAGGGCGCGGCTATGTAATTGGCAGGAGTGCTGTAGATAATTGGCGACATGCTAATGTTGAAAATTTTGAAACTAGAAGCAACAATTATATTGGGGGCAAATAATGTCATTGTCAAAAGATTTAAAATCAGCAATGAATCGCAACTCCCCAGAATGGCCAGTAGTAAAAAGAGGCCCGTCAATAAAACTTCCTACAGTTGCAACTGTTAAAAAAGAAAAGTCGCAGTTTAAAACATGCGTAGTTTTGCCAGATATGCAATGTGGTTATTTCAGGGATGTAAACGGCAATTTTGTTGCTATCCATGATGAAATTGCAATTAATTTGGCTGTTGAATTTATCAAAGAATCAAAGCCAGATGTGATTGCAATGAATGGAGACAATGCTGACTTTGCAGAATTTGGAAAGTACAGACTAACTCCTGCTTATCAATTGACAACACAAAAAACAATTGATTATTTAACAACGCTTATGGCGCGCCTTCGCGCAGCATCTCCACTCGCTGAAATTGTTTGGCTTGAGGGAAATCACGAAGCAAGATTAGGAAATTATATTCTTGATAATGCAAATGCTGCTTTTGGTTTGAAGCGTGGGAATATCCCAGACTCATGGCCAGTTATGTCGCTTCCTTATCTTTGCAGATTTGAAGAATTTGGTGTTAAGTATTTGCCAGGATACCCAGCGTCAACATATTGGGTTAATCGCAAGTTAAGAATTATTCACGGACATAAAGTCGCATCTGGCGGAAGCACTGCTCATAAATATCTCGCAACAGAAAAGACTTCAGTTCTTTATGGACATATCCATCGCCGCGAATGGGCAGAGCGAACCCGCCAAGATTGGGATGAAGATAAAACTATTCTCGCCGCATCTGCAGGATGTCTTGCTCGCGTGGACGGCGTCGTGCCAAGCACAAAAGGCGGGACCGACCTCGACGGACGCCCAATCCCATGTACGGAAGATTGGCAGCAAGGAATTGCTGTTGTGCACTATGTTGCTGGAGATGGTCCATTCCATCTAGAACTTGTTCCAATTCACAATGGTTCTATGTTCTATCGCGGAAAGACATACAAGGCAGACAAGAAAAAATGACAGAGGGTCGCGACCCTCTTGAAAGCCAGATGAACCTGCGCTTTCCAATGATTACTATTTCTGTATCCTACGAAGACCGAGATGAGCCAATCCATGTTGATTTAGGCTCAATACCACCATTTGTTGCTGTTTCTGTATTTGAACGCATACTAGATGCGATGAGCAATATTGCAGTGGGCCCAAAAATTACATTCAAAGGCGATGTAATAGCCAAGCCCTTTATGGCTTCTGATGTTACATTCCAAGACCTATTGGACATGTTTGGTCAAAACGAAGACGAAGAAGACGAAGACAATTAAAAATAACCTAACCCCTGCTTGACAAACTAGCAAACAACAAGCATAATATTTAATACGAGGTGCTTACCTTGTGTCCGAAGTTCCACTATTACTCAAAAGGAGTATATCACTATGGCTACAGATAGCCGTTTAAAGGAACTCAAGTCAGCCCTCCGTGCAGTTCTTGCAGACAACGATGCAATCGTTGACCATGCAGGCGCTACCCGCGAAGAAGGCGGACCTGAAGTTCAAGTACAAGCAAAGCATGTTGAAGCATTCCGAGGCAACCTCGCAAAGGCACGCGAAATCCGTGCTGAAATCGAGGCCTTGGAAGGTATGGGCGAAATTCGCTCATGGGCTGAAGGCATGACCGCACCAGTAGCACAGACCAAGTCTGGTTTGATTGTTCCACAGGGCTCAAAGAGCCTCGGCGAGCAGTTCGTTGAATCAGATGAGTTCAAGGCAATTGCTGGTGGTAAGTCTGGTTACACGATGCACGCACCATTCCAAGTAAATGGTTCGTTCTCGTCACACTGGGGTCGCAAAGATGTCTACACGGGATTGCCATCAGGCACTCCGTCAGACTTCGGTACGCCACAGCGTGAAGGTATCGTAGAGCGTGCAAAGCGCACAATGCGCGTACGCGAACTCTTCGATGTACAGCAGACCAACAGCAACATGGTTGAGTACTTCCGTGTTTCTGGATTCACGAACAGCGCATGCACAGTTGCAGAGCGTAACGACGCAAACAACGCCTTTGGTGTAAAGCCACAGTCGTCAATGACCGTCGTTGGTGTTCAGGCTCCAGTTCGCACGATTGCTCACTACGAAGTTGCTCACCGCAATGTGTTGGACGACGAGCCAACCCTTCGTGGAATTATCGACAACGAACTGTTGTACGGACTCCGCTTGGTAGAAGATGACCAGATTCTTAACGGAAACGGTGTTGGCCAAAACCTCACTGGTATCCGTTCGACCTCTGGAATTCAGACCTCAACTTGGTCAAGTGGTGTTGCAAACGACACCCGCCTCGATGCAATTCGTCGCGGTATCACCAAGTCGTTGCTTGCTTACTACGAGCCAACAGGTATGATTGTCCATCCAAACGACCTTGAAGACATCGAACTCTCAAAGGATGCAAACTATAACTACTTGATGGTTATGTCTGTATCGATGGGTGCAGATGCTCGCTTGTGGCGTTTGCCAATCGTCAGCACGCCAGCAATCACCGAAGGCAAGGTTCTCCTTGGTTCATTCGGTGTTGGCGCAACGCTGTACGACCGTATGGAAGGCAACATCCGCGTTTCCGAGCAACACAGCGACTTCTTTGTTCGCAACGCAGTTGCAGTACTTGCTGAAGAGCGTATTGCACTTGCTGTTAAGCGTCCAGAGTCGTTCGTCGAAGTTACCCTCGACAGCGCACCTGCCTGATAATTACAGTCAGAAAAGTGAAAAGCCTGGGCTTCGGCCCAGGCTTTTTGCTTTGTGCTAACATGTTTGCATGTCACAAATTGTAGTAATCGCTCCACGCGATATTTACGAGAACATCGAAGGCAAGAGTGTGAAGGTTGTCCGTAAGGGCGAGCGCATTAGTGTCGAAGATGCAATGCGATATAAGGTCATGCCTATCTCGGTAAATGACCCATTCGCTACAGAAACAAAGTAATCCGTGGACAGCCTGGACCCAAAGAAATTTGGGTTGAACGACGATATAGATTTTGCTGCGTACTGGGTGAAGGACGAACCTTTTCTTAGCCTAAAAAACGCAATGTATGAACTAATCCAAGATGATAAAGATTTTCAATACGACTATCCATACGATGCAATTTTCAATCAGGTATGTGCAAGTGGTTTCATAAAACAAGCCCATACAAGTGATTCCCTAATCGAGGTCAGGTATGGATGGGAGCCGCTGGATTCAAGTAGCGTAATCATGCACTCCTGTAGGGGTTATGTGGTTCACCCAAGGATTTATTTTGAAGGCAACAATGCTGGCTTTTTGCTTGAGATGGAAGAGGATGATGCGGAGCCAATGATTTGCTTCTTTGAATACCGCAAGATTTTCTGGGTTGCCCCAATCCGATAGACCCTCTAAAAACAATGGTGTAATGTGTTTTTATGGCAATTTTGAATTACGCTGACCTTGCTCGTGCAATGAACAAGACTTTTACTGCTGGTGAGCAGGCTGCGGCTTCAACTATTCTTGCTGGTCTCGAATCAGAAATTTCGTATTTGCTGAATCGCCCCCTGAACCCAGTTCGCATTACGGACGAAAAGCACATGCTTGAGCCTGGACAGCGCCAGTTGTTTTTACGCAAAGCCCCAGTACGAAGTATTATCTCATTCAGCATTGGGTTAATAGACAATGCCTCTGCAACCTACACAGCGCAAAATATCTACGACTTTGATGTTTACCCTTGGGGAATTGATAATGTTCTGATTGCTGGTCTTGGTTATCAGGCACTCGTAACCTACAACGCTGGCATGCTTGATGCTGATGCATCAGCACTAGAGCGCGTAATTCTTTCTGCTGCAACACGAGAAATGAGCAAGGTCCTGATTGATGCTCAAGGCATGGAGCGTCTTAAGGTTGAAGGAACTGAGTACTTTTTCGAGCCGACTCCTGGCGGTGGATTCACCGACCAAGAAGTAAAAAATATTCTTCGCTACAAGCGCAGGGTTATTAGGTAGACCATGCGCGGCGCATTTGAACAAATCACTGTTCGGCGCAAATCATCTGTGACTGTAGATGCAGAGGGCGTTTGGACACCAGTAGTAACTGATACTACATACAAGGGCTCAATCCATCAAAAATTTACGCAAGAAGGACAGCCAGAAGAGTTGGGTAAGTATGGCGAGCGTAGAGGTCTTATTGTTCGCTTGCCAAAACAGGCTTCCGTGGTTAACAACGACCAAATAGTTGTTACTGGATACCACGACAGCATGGATGGAGTTTACGACATTGAGGGATTGATTTTTACTCACACACATCTTCGCCTTGAATTGAGAAGGACTCTTTTAAATGAGTAAAGAAAGCGCATCTCTTGATAGGGCAATAAAACAACTTGATATTCGCATACAGCGAATTATTCAGGCTGGTGTATCTTCAATGACTCAATCCGCAAATGAACTTGCAGACATTGGTGCGGAACTTGTTCGCGATTCAATAAGGCACGAAGGAACATACAAGCCATACATCGATAAGCGTGGAAATGAAAGAATGTCTAGCGCCCCTGGAGAGCCACCAGCGTCAGCCTCTGGAAACGACCTTGATAAAAGCATTTACTCAAAAAAAGTTTCAAAAGCAAACGGAAATCCAGCCGTTGCAGAATTTGGGTCTACTTCACCATATGCAATGGCGCTTGAGTACGGCACCGAAAGAATGTCGCCACGACCATTCATTAGGCCAGCAGCAATAAAACTTAGAAAAGAAAAAGTTGCCGATATTGTAACTTCAAATTTTGCAGCAAGAATGGCCAAAAAAATTAGAAGTATGGGTCATCTAAAAGTAAGGTTGGATGTGTAATGGCTTCAATAGGCGGTTCGATAAGGACGATTCTTGTCAATGCTGGCATAACTGGAGTAACTGGGATTTTTCGTGACTTTGCACCCCCAAGCACCGAAAAGCCATACATCACATATAGCGATGAACTTCGGAATGTTCCAGAACTTATCGGTGATGGATTTGTAAAAACACGAAGGAGAATGGTTCAGTTTGACCTATGGCAAAATAGGCAAAACGAAGATACCTCTCTTGTAGATTCTCTTGTTTCAGCGCTTGACGGTGCTGGCCAATTTGATGATGGAACATATGTATTTCGTCTTAGGGTATCCGATATACAGCGCATGGTATCATTAGAGGACAATGTCGTTCATCATGCCCTAACGCTTGATGTATTTCAGAAGGCGTAATCATGGCTTTTACACTCATAACAGTTACTGGCACCTACCTACTGCCTACTGGTGCGCCCGCAAGCGGCTCAGTCTCATTCACGCTCACCGCTCCAATGCGAGATGCAACTTCTGATGTAACCATCACCCCGCAAGAGCAAGTTGTTGCACTAAACGCAAGTGGCTCAATATCAATAAATCTTTATGCTAACGACGATGATTCAACGGTTCCAGATGGTGTTACATACGAGGTAAACGAGCGCCTTAATGAGACTGGATACAACAAGTACTTTTTCACACTAAACAGCAATTCCCCAAATGGCAGATTCGACCTTGCTGATGTAGCCCCAAATACGGAGCCCATAGTTACCTATAACTATGCGACAAAAGAGTATGTTGATAGCCATATTGGCGTTACGGCAACAGACATCATTTTTACACCGACAAGCGAAATAACATCGACTACGGTTCAGGCCGCGATAGAAGAGGTACGGGCAAAATCAAAATATGTCCATACTCAGGGAGCGCCGTCAACGACCTGGTCGGTAACACATAATCTCAAATTTTACCCAAATGTGTCAATTGTCGACTCGGCACTTTCTCATGTAATGGGCGAAGTTACTTATATAAACGAGAACAGCCTTACCGTCTCATTTACTAGCGCATTCTCTGGAAAAGCCTTTCTTTCCTAGATACCTTCGCACACTTTTGATAGAAAAAAGCGTATTCTTGGGGTGCGCACCCGCTATGGAGGTTTTTAGATGAAATTCGTAACAAACTTAGACCTTAATCAAAATCAACTGATTAAGGGTACTTTTGAAGTATTGGCCAGCGAGCCAAATACTAACCTGTTTGACGGTCGATTGATTTTTGATAGTACCGAAGGTGTCGTCAAGGTTTACGATATTACCGCCTCCGCATGGCGGAAGATGGTTACGGGTGTAACTTCTGCTGGCGCCCAGTCTTCAGCGCTAACAATCAATGAGGCAAATGGTGTAGTTTCAATTACTCCAAACCTTGCAAGTTCTGCAAGCGCTGGTTTGATGTCCGCCTCGGACTTCTCAAAGTTGGCAGATGCAGCGTCAGAAGCAACCGCGAGCAAACTGGTAATCCGTGATGCCAGCAGCCAAGCAAAGTTTGGAACTCCTACAGATGCATCACATGTAGCGACTAAGGGCTATGTTGACTCTGCCCGCTCTGGACTAGATGTTAAGCAGTCGGTTCGTGCAGCGACTACAGCAACAGTAAACCTTTCCACAGATGTTGATAACGGAAGCATTATCGACGGCGTAACCCTTGCAACTGGTGACCGAATCCTCATCAAGGACCAAGGCGCTGGTGGAATTGCTCATGCAGATAACGGTATTTATACCGTCAATGCATCTGGAGTGCCAACACGCGCAACTGACTTTGATTCTGATGCAGAAGTAACTCCTGGTGCCTTTACATTCGTTGAAGAAGGTACTGCAAACGGCGACTCTGGATATGTCGTTGCCACCAATGGTTCAATCACGGTTGGTTCAACCGCAATTCTATTTACACAGTTCTCTGGTACTGGTCAAATCACTGCTGGCGATGGTATGTCGAAAGACGGAAGCACCCTCAATGTCAATGATGACGATGTAACCATCTATGTTGACGGAAACGATGACCTTGCTGTTAAGTCTTCAGCAACTGCTGGTCAAGTTCTTCGCTCAGTTGGTTCAGGAACCGCTGCTTGGGGTGCTCTAGACCTTGCTGATTCAGATGCCGTAACTGGTGCTTTGCCAATTGCAAATGGTGGTACTGGTTCAACAACTGCCGCTGATGCCCGCGTCGCTCTTGACCTTGAAATCGGTGTTGATGTTCAGGCTTACGATGCAGAACTTGCAGCACTTGCTGGTCTAACCTCTGCTGCTAATAAACTTCCATACTTCACTGGCTCTGGAAGCGCATCAGTTGCAGACTTCACCTCAGCAGCGCGTGCACTTTTGGACGATGCAGACGCATCGGCAATGCGAGACACTCTTGGTCTTACAATTGGAACCAATGTTCAGGCCTATAGCGCAGCGCTTGCGGCAGTTTCGGCAAGTACCTATGTTGGTGATGACAGCATCACAACGCTGGGAACAATTACTACTGGTACATGGAATGGCAGCACAATCGCCATTGCAAACGGTGGCACCGCAGCAACATCCGCATCAGATGCACGGGCAAATCTTGCAGCAACCACGGCTGGAACAACAACCACACCAGTTCTTGCCCGTATTGCCAGCCAGGGTTGCGCGGCACATTCTGGAGGAGTTTCAACGACGACAGTAACCCATAACTTTGGAACTACTAATGTTATTGTTCAGGTTCTGGAAGTTGCAAACTACAATGCGACGGTAATTGCTGATGTAACAAGGCCGAATGGCAACACTGTAACTGTTACGATTAACGGACAAGTAGACAGCAACGATTATACAATTGTTGTAACAGGCTAATATAAATAACCCCGCGGGGTTCATACAAGAGATTGACTGAGGTCATGGCTCAAAAATTTACAGTACCAGTAACGATTAAGAACCTGTCATCGGCAGGCTCAGACGGTATTACTGTATTTCTTGACCAAGAATCTTTTGCAAGACTTAAGGTAGAAGCGGGCGGGCGCATTACATGGGGTGCTGGCGCTGGCGCTGGCGATACAAACCTATACCGCGACACTGCAAATGTCCTCAAGACTGATGATACTTTTAAGTCAGAGGGACTTTTTGTTGCTGGAACACAGATTGACCCAAGCGGTGCAACTCTCGGCGACGCTCTTGTATTCAATGGGACAAAGTTTGTTTCTGCATCTGTCGCTGCTGGTGGTGGAACTGGAAATGCTTCACTAACTATTTCGGACACTCTGCCAGTGGGCGGAGAAGAGGGAGACCTTTGGTTTGAGTCCGACACTGGAAAGACATTTGTTTATTACGACTCATTCTGGGTTGAGGTAGGCGGTGGCGTAGGTGCGCAAGGTCCAACTGGTCAAACTGGTGCGACTGGTGCGACTGGCGCAACTGGACCACAAGGACCTACTGGTGCCACTGGGCCTGCTGGTCCTTCTGGTTCAACTGGACCATTGGATGGCTTGTCAGATGTAAGTGCATCTACTCCATCAACTGGAGATTTTTTAAAGTGGGATGGAACTGCGTGGGTAAATGACGCAATCAACCTCGGAACAGATACTGCTGGGCTGTATGTAGCAGACCTTATTGCTGGCACTGGTGTAACTATTAGTAATAGTTCTGCAGAAAGCGCAAGCCCAACCATAGCAATTGGTCAGAATGTGGGGACTGGTGCATCAGTAACTTTTGCCCATGTCGCGGCTAATGTCACTGGAAATGTCACTGGAAATGTAAGTGGTAGTTCTGGTTCTACCACTGGTAACGCTGCGACGGCAACCTCTCTGCAGAGCGCGCGCAATATCTCGCTAACTGGTGATGTTTCTGGTTCTATATCGTTCGACGGAACATCTGATATTTCAATTACGGCAACCGTACAACCAAACTCAGTTGCCCTTGGCACAGATACAACAGGCAACTTTGTCAACGACATTACTGCTGGAACTGGCGTATCCGTTACTCACACGCCTGGAGAAGGTTCATCACCGACAATTGCTATCGGTCAGGCTGTTGGAACTTCATCTTCTGTACAGTTCGCAGCGGTCACTGCACCGTTGGTCGGTAATGCCTCTACTGCTACAACGCTTGAAAATGCACGAACAATCTCTTTGGGCGGAGATGTAAGTGGCTCTGTTTCTTTCAATGGCTCATCTGATGTAAGTATTTCGGCAACAATTCAGCCAAATTCGGTCGCGCTAGGAACAGACACAACTGGAGACTATGTCTCATCACTTGTCGCTGGTACTGGTGTTGCACTAACGAATAATAGCGGTGAAACTGCTACCCCAACAATCGCAATTGGACAAGATGTAGCCACTAGCGCTTCTGTGACATTTAGTCATGTTTTAGCACCAGTAACTGGAAATGTAATTGGTGACTTGACTGGAAATGCAGATACAGCAACTGCGCTTGAGACAGCACGAACCATCTCCCTCGGTGGAGACTTAAGCGGTTCTGCTTCTTTTAACGGAACTTCAGACATAACCATAAGTGCAAGCGTTGTTAACTCTGGTGTTAGCCTTGATGAAATTTCAGATGTTGTAATCACAAGCCCGTTAAATCATCAGTCATTAACCTACAACGGAACAAACTGGGTTAATGAGTATGCCCCGACTGTTACATATGCAAGGAACGCTGAAGCAAATGCTTTGAGTATCGGCGAAGTAGTTTATCTATTTGGGGCTGCTGGAGATAGGGCTTCTGTAAAGAGAGCATCCAATTCCTCTGAAGCGACTTCATCAAAAACTGTCGGAGTTGTTGCAGTTGGTGGGGCGGCAGGTTCGGATGTAGCAGTAACAACACTTGGATATGTGAGTGGTCTGTCTCTTGGCTCCTATGCATCAGGCGATGTTCTTTGGCTTGGCTCAACGGCTGGAACTTTTACAACAACAAAACCAACCGCTCCAAACCACTTAGTTTTTATTGGTGTTGTCACTAGGGCGAACAATGGAAACGGCATTATGTATGTCAAGTGCCAAAACGGATACGAACTTGAAGAACTCCACAATGTAAAAATTAGCGGTGTAACAGACGGTCAATTCTTGCGTTACAACAGCGCATCAACCGTATGGGTCAACGACACAATCAACCTTGGGACTGATACCGCTGGAGATTATGTTCAAAGCCTGACTGCTGGAACTGGTGTAACACTCAGTAACAACTCTGGTGAAGGAGCGACCCCTACGGTTGCAATTGGCCAAGATGTTGCAACTAGCGCTTCGGTTACATTTGCCCACCTCATCGTTCAGGGCGACATGGAGGTTCAGGGAACTATCACCCGCCTCAATGAAACAAACCTAGATGTTGAGTCTGCATTTGTTTATCTAAATGCAACTAGCGCAAGTGCTAACCCAGACATGGGTGTTGCTTTCAACTACAACGACGGAACATACCGCCATGCTGGATTGTTCCGAGATTCAAGCGACGGAATATTTAAGGTTTTTGAAGGATACGAGCCAGAGCCAGTATCGCCAATCAACACATCTGATGCAACATACAGCGATGCAAGGTTCCAGGCGGAGAGCATTATTCTCACCCAGACAACTGGCACTGCTCCAATGTCTGTTTCGTCTTCAACTGTTGTCGCAAATCTTAACGCTGACAAACTTGACGGGCAAGACGGGTCATACTACGCACCAATTGATAGTCCAACATTTACTGGAACAGTAAGTCTTCCAAATAACACTGTTGCTCTTGGTACGCAGACGACAGGAAATTATGTAGCAGATATAAGTGGCGGCACTGGTGTCACGATTACCCACACCCCAGGTGAAGGAACAACGCCAAGTGTTGCTATAGGTCAAGATGTTTCTACATCTGCCAGCGTCACTTTTGCGGCTGTAACGGCACCAGTAGTTGGTAACGCCAGTACTGCATCTACACTTCAAACACCACGCACTATTTCTCTTGGTGGCGACCTGAGTGGTTCGGTCTCATTTAATGGTGGAGCAGATGTAACAATTACTGCAGTAGTCCAGCCAAATTCAGTTGCACTTGGTACGGATACGACTGGCAACTATGTCGCTGATGTTGTTTCTGGAACAGGAATCACTATTACGCACACCCCTGGAGAGGGTTCATCTGCTTCAGTTTCGCTGAACGCAACATTGGATGACTTGTCCAATGTGACTGCCCCAGCACCATCAGACGGAAACTTCCTTAAGTATGTTTCAGCATCTGCCGCATGGGTTCCAGCAGCAGTCCCAACAATTAATGCTCTTGATGATATTGGGAATGTCTCTGCATCTGCACCCGTAGATAATAGTCCTCTTGTTTGGTCTTCATCTGCATCCGCATGGGTTGCAAACAGTCAAGGATTGACTTTAGGTGTACCTGGCACTACCGACTACCTAACAATAAGCGCTACATCTGGTATTTCCATGTCCTCTGCATCGGAAGGCACATTGGATATAACAGTGGACCAAATTCTTGGGGCAAACGCCTTGGATGGTCCTTATTATTCATTAAATGCTAATAGTATTAATTTCAGTAATGGTACAGATGTATTTCAAATAGACCCATATTGGGGTACGAGTGGTCAAGTCTTGGCGTTTACTCCTGGTGGCGGTAGTGGTGGAACATGGGGACCAACAACCCTTAACCTTGACAACATTGCTGATGTCAGTGCTTCTGCTCCAACCGACGGCCACTTCCTCAAGTATGTCTCTGCTTCTTCTGCATGGATTCCTGCGGCAGTTCCAACAATTAATTTCCTAGATGACATAGGAAATGTCTCTGCATCAGCACCCTCAATTAATGATGTTCTTGTTTACAACGGTTCAGTGTGGACTTCTGGTTCAGCATCAGGTGGTGGAGCAAGTGTTACCGTTTCAGACACCGCACCAGCGTCACCAAGTGCTGGTGACTTATGGTTTGAGTCAGATACAGCACAAACTTTTGTTTATTACGATTCCTCGTGGATTGAAATTGGCGCTGCCGCAATGGGTGCCACCGTTTCCACGACTTCACCAAACTCGCCTATCGCTGGTCAGATTTGGTTTAATTCTGATACTGGCGGTACTTATGTTTACTTCGGAACAACATGGATTGAAGTAGGAGCAGTAGCGGCCAACACGGTATTCAACCTTGCTGATGCCAAGGGTGATTTGATTGTGGGTACAGCAAATAACGCTCTAGACAATTTGGCTGTTGGCTCTAACGGTTCAGTTTTAACGGCTGATTCTTCTACGGCCACTGGTCTAAAATGGGCTACCCCAGTTTCAACAGGTAAAGCAATCGCAATGTCAATAGTTTTCGGAGGATGAAATGACAGCACCAAATATCGTCAATGTAACAACCATCACAGGTAAAACGGCTGTGCAGCAAGTTACTACTTCGGCCACGGCTATCGTGACGAACACAGCAGCAAGTAACAAGGTGTTTAAAGTAAATGCTCTATACATTGCAAATGTCGACGGCACTAACGCCGCAGACATCTCTGTTGGTTTGTACCGTTCTTCTGCTTCAATTTCTTACGAAATTGCCCACACGGTTTCGGTTCCAGCCGATTCAACACTTGATGTCATCAGCAAATCTATTTATCTAGAAGAAGGCGATGAATTGCGTCTTACTGCTTCTGCCAACTCCGACCTTGAAGCAGTATGTAGTTATGAGGAGATTAGTTAATGCCAGGCCCAGGTGGGGCCATTGGCCCAAAGCGGACTAGTACGAATGGGATGTTAAGCCTTACTGCTGTTCAGCAACGCATATTGTCAGGCGAAGCATCAAGTGTTCAATATCTGGTCATTGCAGGTGGCGGCGGAGGGGGGGGTTCAACTTCTGGTGGCGGAGGTGCTGGCGGCTACCGAACAAATGTAACAGGTGAAACTTCTGGTGGTGGTGCTTCCGCTGAAGCCGCTTTTGCAGTACTTGCTGGGTCTACTTATACAGTTACCGTTGGTGGCGGTGGTTCTGGAAGTCGTTACTCTGATTTAGGAGCACCGAACAACACAAATGGCTCCAATTCTGTTTTTGCAACAATTACTTCTCTTGGCGGTGGTTACGGTGCGTCAGGTTCACCAGGTTCTTCTCGTGTGGCAAACAGTGGTGGTTCAGGCGGTGGCGGTGGTTCCTATGCAGGAAACAACATTAACCCAATGAGCAACGGCGCAGGAACTTCTGGTCAGGGTTTTGCTGGCGGAGTTATTACGGCTATCCCAGGTGGCAACTATGGTGGTTCTGGTGGTGGCGGCGCAGGTGGTCTAGGTGGTGCTAATACCACTACGGTTGGTGGCGCAGGTGGTGTTGGACTTCAGTCGTCCATTACTGGTACTGCGGTGTTCCGTGGCGGTGGTGGTGGTAGCGGCGGGAACTTAGGGAATGATGCTGGTGGCAACGGCGGCGGTGGGGCTGGAAGCAACAGCGGCGATGGTACTGCTGGAACAGCGAATACGGGTGGTGGTGGTGGTGGTAGTGGTATTTATCAAGGAGGAAACGGTGGCGCTGGAGGTTCAGGTATTGTAGTCATTCGCTACCCCGACACATTTTTTCCAGCATCAGCAACTACTGGCTCACCAACCGTAGCAACAACAGGTGGTTATCGGATATATACTTTTACTGCATCGGGCAGTATAACTTTCTAAGGAGAAAAAACATGGCACATTTTGCAGAACTTGGCGAAGACAACATTGTATTGCGAGTAATCGTAGTATCTAACGATGATTGCAAAGACTCAGAGGGCAACGAATCAGAAGCCGTAGGCGCTGAATTCTGTCGCAATCTTTTGGGCGGGACATGGAAGCAGACCTCATATAACGGCAACATGCGTGCTCGTTATGCAGGAATCGGCTACAAGTATGACTCTGCTCTAAACGCATACATCGCCCCAAAACCCTTCCCATCATGGACTCTCAACGAAGAAACTACTGAATGGGAAGCCCCTGTCGCTCGCCCAGAAGAAGGAGTGTACACATGGGACGAAGACGGACAATCGTGGGTGGAATTCGTTATTCCGACGGAATAGTCTATGTCCCTTAATTTTCCTTCCTCTCCAAGCGTTGATGATACCTACACAGTAGGTGCTCGTACATGGACATGGACTGGCTCTATTTGGGAACTTAGGTCTACTACAGTTGGTGTTGGTTCTATCGGCACAACCGAACTAGCCGATAGCGCAGTTACTGCAGGAAAACTTGCCAATACTGCCGTAACAGCAGGCTCTTACACAACAGCAAATATTACCGTTGATGCACAGGGAAGATTGACTGCTGCTTCTACGGGAAGCGGTTTTGATGCGTTCGATGACCAAGTATTTTTAGCAACACAGATATGGTCTTAATAAGGAGTGACTCATGCCATCATTAAGTAAATTAGCGCTACAACCAGCAGGTACTACGGGCGACGGTCTAGGTATCTTGGTTACCGCTACAGCCACGGCTGGTACCGCTATTCACACTGCGTCGGCTACCGCAACAACCATTGATGAAGTGTGGTTGTACGCGTACAACAACCATTCTTCTTCTATTCTTTTAACAATTGAATATGGCGGTGTTACTGCACCCAAAGATGTTATTAAGCAAACTTTGACAGCACAAAGTGGTTTGGTTCTAGTAGTTGCTGGTCTGCTAATTCAGGGCAACGCAACGCCAAAAGTTATTCGCGCATTCGCTGCAACTGGAAGCCAAATCTCAATCTTCGGATATGTAAACAGGATAACCGCTTAAATATATGTCGGCTTTTGGTCTTCGTAGCAGAGTAAACACAAATCTTGGTTCTTGGTTGAACCCTTCTTTTGGTGGTTTAGGTACAACAGTATTTGCTCCACCATCGGTTGAGTACCTTGTTATTGCAGGCGGTGGTAGTGGTGGAAATATGCTTAGTGGCGGTGGGGGTGCTGGAGGATACCGAACATCAGTCACAGGGCAAACTTCTGGTAGAGGTAGTGCAACAGAAAGCGCATTATCTATAACCGCAGGAACTTCATACACAGTAACTGTCGGTGGTGGTGGAGCGGCTGGTGGTTCAAACGGTAACAACTCCGTCCTTGGTTCAGTAACTTCACTTGGTGGTGGTTATGGTGGTGGTTTTACTTGGGGTGGCTCAAATAGTGGTGGTGCAGGTGGTGGCTCAGGACCAAACTCCTCTGGAGGTGCGGGAACTGCTGCACAAGGCTATGACGGCGGTAGTAACTCTGGAAGCGGTGCGGGAAACTGGAGAAATGGTGGCGGTGGTGGTGCAGGTTCTGCTGGAGCAGGTGGGAGTGGCGCAGGAAATGGTGGTGCTGGTTTATCAAATATCATTACAGGTTCTGCTGTAACTCGTGGCGGTGGAGGCGGAGGTGGTGGTTTTGACGGTGGTGCTACGGGCTCAGGTGGCTCAGGTGGTGGTGGTAACGGTGGGTACTCTGCCAATGGTACGGCTGGCACAGCGAACACTGGTGGTGGTGGTGGCGGTACTGGTGCATGGAACACTGGTACTGGGCAGGCTGGCGGTTCAGGTGTTGTGATTGTTCGTTACTCAGACACTTTTCCTTTAGCAACAGCAACAACTGGTTCTCCAACACTAACAAACCCAACTGGGTACTGGGTCTATACTTTTACTGCGTCTGGCAGTATTACCTTCTAGGAGAAACTTAAATGGCTATAGATTTCCCCAACTCACCGTCTAACGGCGCAACTTATTCTGCTGGCGGAAAAAACTGGCAGTACAACGGAACTGCATGGGTACTTCAAGGTATTGTCCCATCGATTCCCGATGCATCAATAACCGCTACACAACTTGCATCAAACGCTGTCACTACTGCAAAAATAGCAACAGACGCTATTACTGCAGCGAAACTAGCGGCTGGAGCATCTAATACCTATGTGCTTACCGCTGACTCCAGCACCACTTCAGGCGTAAAATGGGCTATAATTCCTGCATCTGGCGGTCTTTCAACGACTACAGAGGGAGCAATTATGACGATGAGTATCGGAGGATAAATGGCGATTGGAGACAGAAACGAAGCGCGGCTTGGTGGTCCAGTCCAATTGGGCACATCTACGACCACGATTGTAACCGCTGCAACTGGCTATGCCGATATCATTAAGCAGTTAATCATAGCAAACACAGACACGGTTGACCGTACTGTTACTTTGGCTATTGGTTCTGCTGCTTCTCCGTCGTATCACATTATGTCGGCTCTACCTATTGGCGCAAACGACCTCATGGTCTGGGACACGGCAATTGTTCTAGCCGCTGGTGAGACATTACAAGGATTGTCAGACACAGCCGCCAAAGTCACGGTAACCGCCGTTGGCTGGGAGAAGCAGACCGCCTAATGCCATTTACTGAAGGCTACGGTATTGGCTCATTGAAGCCAGGGGTGTGCACTAGTACTACTCGCCCTGCTAGTCCGTATAACGGGCAGGTTATTTATGAGACTGACACGGACAAAACTTTGGTGTATAACGGTACGGGTTGGGTGTTTTTGTCAACCAGTACAGCAAATCCTGTTGGTCTTGTTTACATTACGCAAGCAACTCCTAGTGCAGTTTCTAGCGTTTCTATAAATAATTGTTTTACAAGCGCATATGAAAATTATCGGATTGTAGTAAACATTAGTTCGTGGGCTGTTGCTGACGGAAATATTGGTTTGCGATTGAGGGCTGGTGGCACAGATACAACAACAAACTATTTGAGCCAACGCCATGGTGGAGTAAGTGGTACTTCTTTTGGTAGTGCCAATGTGTTGGGTACTGATGAAATGTATTTTGGCTCATATATTAGTGCAGCACCAAGAGGTTGTTTTGCGGCGCACGACATTCTCGCACCGCAAATTACTTCGCAAACTGTAATGCGAGGAAGTTTGGGTTGGCTTGATGCAGTAAACGGAAATTCAGTTGCTACTGTGTGGAACGCTCAAACTAGTGCCACATCTTATGATGGCTTCACGCTTATTGGAACACAATCTTTTACTGGAACTGTCCGTGTTTACGGATATTTGAACAGTTGAGGACTTATGACTGACAAACTAGAACTAGATGCAATTACTGGCGAATATGTAGAGCGTGAATACACGGCAGACGAATTAGAACAACGCCTAAAAGACCAAGAAAAACACGCACTTCTTGAACAGGCTAAACAAGAGCGTATTGTTGTTCGCCAAGCGCTACTAGAACGCCTTGGTATTACAGATGAAGAAGCACAACTATTGCTTGGAGGAATCTAAGTGACCATTTCTGCTACTACACAAGGACAGAAATCTGGGGTATGCACTAGCAGTACACGCCCACAATCACCCTATGTTGGACAGATGATTTTTGAAACAGATACCAGCCTGTTGAAAGTTTGGCTTGGCTCTGCATGGTCTTTAGGGCAGTCATTGTCATGACTGTTACCGCAACAACACAAGGCATCAAGCCTGGTATTTGTACATCTACTGCTCGCCCAGCAAACCCGTATTTAGGTATGGTTATTTTTGAGACTGATACCAACAAAATGAAAGTTTGGCTTGGTTCTTCATGGTCGAATGGTTATACACATAGTCTTTTCTCTGTTGAATATTTGATTGTTGCAGGCGGCGGTGGTGGTGGTGGTTCTGCTGGAGATTCGTGGAACGCTGGCGGTGGCGGCGCAGGTGGATACTTGTTAGGTTCATTGTCTTTGGCTTCTGGAACTCGAACAATAACAGTTGGTGCAGGAGGTGCTGCGGGAACTAGTTCATCATTGAACAGTGGTTCAGGAACTACTGCTGGTTCTAATGGAATAGATTCATCAATAGATGGCCTTGTTTCGGCAACAGGTGGTGGTGGTGGAGGTGCATCTTCTGGCAATGCTAGTCCAGGTTCTAAAACTGTTGGTAAAAACGGTGGTTCAGGTGGAGGAGCAGGTGTTAACTTCATAACTGCAAACGGTGTTGCCTCAATATCTGCTGGAGGCACCGCAACAAGTGGACAAGGAAACAATGGTGGTGCAGGTGGAAACACTGGTAATGGTTTTGGTGGTGGTGGCGGTGGTGCAGGCGGTGTAGGTACTTCTGATGCATCATCAAACACTGGTGGTGGTGCTGGTAGCGCTTCTTCTATATCTGGTTCTTCGGTTACTTATTCTACTGGTGGAAGAACTGGTGTTTCTTCTCCCTCAAATGCAGCAAGCAATACTGGAAATGGTGGTGCTAGTTCTATTTGCCCAGTAAATACATTTGTTGCAAGTGCTAATGGTGGTTCAGGAGTAGTAATTATTCGTTATCTTACGGCAGATGCAACTGGTTTGACTATTACTGGTGGAACTGCAACTACTTCAGGTTCTTATACAGTTCATACATTTACTAGTTCAGGAAGTTTGGTTATCGCATAATGCCTTTGTCATCTGTTGTTGGAGCACAATCGATTGTTAAGCCTGGTGTGTGCACATCTGCGACTCGTCCTGCGTCACCATATGACGGTCAAGTTATTTATGAGACTGACACGGACAGGACTTTGGTTTATAACGGTACGGGCTGGGTGTTCCTGTCAACTAGCCGTGCAAACCCTGGCGGGCTTGATTTAGTCAAAGCAGAAACATCTTTTAGTGGTGTTACTTCAGTTACTGCTGACAATGTTTTTACAAGTGCTTACACCAATTATGTTTTGAATTTGACTGTTACATCGTCAAGTGCTGAATTGGTTTTGCTATACAAAAATAGGGTCGGCGGAGTATCGGCATCAACCGACTACAACGCACAGCGAGTAACCTTTACTTCTACGACTACAGATGCGGCTAGACTTACCGCACAAACCAGTTTCCGTTTAGGGCAAGCGTTTACCGTTAGCAGTTTTTATACTATAAACATTGCATCACCTCAACTGGCAGCGCAAACAAACTTAACTTCAACTGGCACCTACAACGATGCTGCGGTAACTACTCCTAAAGCGATGTTTAACACGGGCAACCATTCAACCGCTACCGCATATGACGGTTTAGAAATATTGACAAATACTGGCACAATTACTGGATTTTATTCTGTTTACGGGTATGCAAAGTAGGATATGACTAATGCCTCTTAATTTTCCTGACTCCCCAGATACCAACGATATCTACACAGTAGACACAAGTTCGTGGAAATTTGATGGTGAAAAGTGGCTGATTCTTTCCGCCTCCGCCTCTATAGATACGCTTAATTCGCTCACAGATGTATCTATATCCTCACCCATAAGTGGTGAGGTTCTAGCATATAATGGCAGTACATGGGTTAATGAGTCTGTGCCGTCTGGAGGCTATCTAGATGGCGGGAACGCCCTTACGGTTTATGAGAACGAGCCGATTGACGGAGGAGCAGCATAATGAGAATTCAGATACGGCGCGATACGGCTCTCAATTGGTACAATGCTAACCCTGTACTCTATTCTGGAGAATTTGGGTACGAGACAGATACGAAAAAACTAAAAATCGGTACTGGCAGCAACTGGAACAGTATTGACTATTTTGTCTATGAGGATACCAAACTCACAAACCTAAATGATGTCACCATCACCTCCCCAGCCAACGGCGATTTCCTGCGCTACAATGGCTCTGCTTCGGTTTGGATTAATGACCCCATAAATCTCGCCACAGACACTGTCGGCGATTATGTTTCTCATCTTGTCCAGGGCACTGGTTTAACGATTGTTAACAACTCTGGAGAAGGTTCAACCCCAACAATTGGCGTGACCCCGAATACATATGATGCATATGGTTCTGCCTCCATTGTGGCAAGCGATTTAATTGGTGAAGTAGAAACAATCTATGAAACCATTGACCTGCTAACAACGACAGATATAGCAGAAAGTGGAAATCTTTACTTCACTTCGCAGCGCGCTATCGACGCTACTGTTCTTTCCTATGATGGAGTAGGTAGTGCGTCTGTTGCAGAAATTTCTGCAGTCAATCAAGCAAATAGTTATACTGATGGACGATTTAGTGCGGTAACTCTTGACGACATATCAAATGTAAGTGCCTCAACTCCATCTAGTGGTGATTTCCTAAAGTGGAACGGCACAGCATGGGTCAACGATGCAATTAATCTAGGGACAGACACAACTGGCAATTACATGTCAGACCTTACTCAGGGTACTGGTGTCACGATTACTCACACACCTGGCGAAGGCTCTAATGCAACAATTGCAATTGGCCAGGCAGTTGCAACCTCCTCATCTGTAACTTTTGCAGCAGTAAATGCTCCGCTGACTGGAAATGTCACTGGAAATGCAGACACGGCAACAGCACTTGATAATGCACGAACAATCTCGCTAACGGGTGATGTTTCTGGTTCTGTTTCATTTGATGGTACATCTGATGCGGCTATCTCGGCAACCATTCAGCCGAACTCTGTAGAACTAGGCACAGATACAACTGGAGACTATGTAAGCACCATTACTGCTGGAACTGGCGTAACTGTTACTGGTGGAACTGGAGAAACATCAACTCCAACAGTTGCCATTGGGCAAGATGTTGCTACTAGCGCATGTGTAGTATTCCATCAGTTAGAGACTACTGGAAGTTTGATTGTTGGCCAGAACATCTATGTAAGCGGTTCTGTTGTTACAGAAAACCAAGTAAGTTTAGTAATTGACGACCCATTTATTTATTTGGCAAGTTCTGGAAGTGTTGCGAACACAGACTTCGGAATCGCTGGAAACTACAACGATGGCACATATCACCACTCTGGTGTGTTCAGGGATGCAACAGACGGAAAGTGGAAGTTCTTTGACTCTTATGTCCCAGAACCAGTCCACCCAATTGATACGAGCGATGCTTCTTATTCACCAGCACCTGTTGTTGCAGACTTTTTTGAGAGTCTTGTTGCAAATGGTACCGCGCCACTCACGGTTTCATCTAGCACGGTAGTCACAAACCTTAACGCTCACCTGCTTGATGGGCAGC